CCACGGATTTTGCTCCATTCTTAACGATTTTGTTATATGACTATGAATCTTTAGGCATTTGCGAGTTGGAGGTGACTGAGATGCAGCGAAACCGACCCGAGCCATGGAGTGACGATCAAGTTGTGGAGGTCGTAGAGCTTCTCACGACCTTCAACAACGACCCCGAGACGGTCTGTGCGTTCATGGACTGCAAGAGGGACGACCTCAACTACCTCTGCCGTAAGGCGTTCGGCCCGAACATGACGTTCGCCCGAGTCGTGCGCAAGTACGAGCTCGTGGGCAAGGCGAAGCTCAAGAAGTCTCTCATGCGAGCCGCCATGGACGAAAAGCCGAACTCAAAGGCGCTCGACTTCGCCATCCGCGAGTACCTCGAAATCCTGGGACCCGTCGAGCGCAGGCGCAAGGCAGCCAGGGAAGCGAAGGCCAAGGAAGAGGAAACGGACTTCTGATGTGGCAAAGAGCAAATTCTCCGTAATTGACCCCGAAGCCATCCCCGAGGTGGCCGAATGGCTCCACATGGTGGAGGACGGAAAGATCGTCGCATGCAAGGAGCAGCACCTTTTGTGCAAGATGGTGCGGCGCGTCTTCGCGAACGAGCGTCTTTGGCTCGATCGTGAGCGACTCGACCGATACCTCAGCTACCAAGCGCTTTTTCCGTTCAACCTCGACTGCGTTGAGCGGTTCATGCTCGCGCTCTCGCTGTGCCTGTACACGGAAGAGTGCGTACCGCGATTCGACAAGCTCTTCCTCTACGTCGGGCGAGGGTTCGGAAAGAACGGATTCATAACGTTCGTGGCCTTCTGCCTGATGAGCAAGGCGAACGGAATCCTCGAATACGACATCAACGTGGCCGCGACCACTGAGGAGCAGGCGAAGACCTCGTTCATGGAGCTTCACAACATCTTCGAGCGCTCGCCGTCCACATTCGAGAACGGGTTCACGTGGAACCTCAAGCAGATCAAGAACAAATCAACCTCTTCGTCCTTCAAGTTCCTCACGGCAAACGCTGGCAGCAAGGATGGCGGGCGCCCTGGTGCGCTGTTCCTGGACGAGATACACGCCTACGAGAGTAACGAGCTCATCGCCGTCCTCATCGGTGGTCTCGGCAAGAAGGACGATGCCAGAATCTTCGAGATTACGACCGACGGTGACGTTCGCGAGGGACCGCTGGACGAGGAGAAGGAGAAGGCGAGGCGCATCCTTCGCGGCGAGATGGCCGACGACGGAATGTTGCCCATGATGTTCGCACTCGATGACGCGAGCGAGATTCACGACGAGTGCAAGTGGCCGAAAGCAAACCCCGCACTCGTGACGCAGCCGAGACCGCAGCTCTTGCGTCGCTACCGCAAGGACTACAACGACTGGTGCGAGCGGCCGCAGAAGCACACCGAGGTGCCGACCAAGCGATTCAACTGCCCAACCGCTCGACAGGACATCGCGCTCACCACGCGCGAGAATCTGATGGCGGCCTCGCGGCCAATCGACTTGGAATCTCTGCGTGGCCGTCCTTGCGTGTTCGGACTCGACTACGCGCGCACGACCGACATGGTGGGGGCGTGTTTGCTCTTCGACGTTGACGACGAGTGGGTGGCGCTGCATCACGGCTGGTGGTGCACGCACTCCGCGGACGCCGGCGAGGTCAAGGCGCCGCTCGAGGACTGGGCGCAGCAGGGATGGCTCACGATCGTCGACGACGTGGACATCTCGCCGGAGCTTCCCTGCCTGTGGGCGCGAGACCTCGCCGCGGAGCTTGGCGCGACCATCGTGATTGGCGCCATGGACGAGTATCGGCTCGGGCTGGTCAAGCGCGCCATGTTCGAGACGCTCGGGCTCGACTCGGCTGTGAGGGACGGCAAGGACAGCAAGAAGCAGGTCTACATCGTGCGCCCGTCCGACCACATGCGGGTGTATCCCGTGCTCGACTCGGTGCTCGCGAACCACCAGATAGCCTGGGGCGACTCGCCGCTGATGCGCTGGTGCGCGAACAATGTCAAGGTCGAGCCGGCCCCGAACAACAACTACAAGTACGGCAAGATTGCGCCGCACAGCAGAAAGACTGACGTGTTCATGGCGCTGGTCGCAGCGTTCGCTGCGCGAGAGCGGATACCCAAGTCGGCGCAGCTCGTGTTCTCGCCGCCTGTGTTCTTCGGAAAGTGAGAGGAGGCCACATGCCAGGCATCGGCTACAGCGTCATAGACTTCCTCGGCCACGTCGTGCTCGGCGATGCCGGCTCCGAGGAGGTAATCACCATCCCGGAGGCCATCGAGCGCTCGCGGGCGGCCACGGCTCGCTACAACTGGATGCGCGTGGCCTACGAGACCGTGGTGGGATACGTCATCGCGGGTCTGGTCAAGTGCCCCATCCGCATCAACCGACCGAGCAGGGACGGCCCGCCGAAGCCGGGCAAGAGGCAGACCACCTCGCTTGAGGAAGACGTGTGGAACGTCAGGCCAAACGCCAACCAGAACCACGCGGAGTTCATGGCCCGCCTGCTCGACCAGATGTTTCTTGGCAACAAGGGGTATGCGCTCGTCGTGCCGTATCGCGAGCAGCTGTGGGTCGCAGACTCCTGGAACCTGTGCGACGCCAAGCTACAGGACCCCACAAGGTGGTGGGAGCCCAACGCCTACGAGTACATCTCGATAAACGGCGTGGCGAACGCCATCCGCGGGCCCCTCTCGGCAGATGAGGTGTTCGTCTTCAGAGCCCCCGAGACGCTCCAGTGGCGACGCCTCATGAGGGCGATGGAGGACGCCTACGAGAGGATGGCCAAGAGCGCCGCCGAGGCGTTCGAGGACAAGAACGCTAGGCGCTGGGCGCTTCGCATGGACGCGCAGTGGACCGGCACCGAACGTCAGCAGCAGGAGATCAACGCCTACCTCAACGGCTACGTTTCGGACTTCGTGACCGGAGATGACGCTGTTATTCCGCTGTGGCAGGGTATGCAGTTCGACCGTATGAAGGCCGACTACTCGGGCGGTGAGTCAACGCTTGACGTGGTGCAGATTCGCGCGGAGGCGTTTCGCACCGTCGCGAACTGCATGCGCGTCCCCGTGTCGTTTTTGGAGGGCAACGTCAACAACTACGAAACCGTGCTTGAGACGATGCTCACCTTCGCCATCGACCCCGTTGCCAAGGCCATCGCGGACGAGATTGCGGCCAAGAGCTTCACGCAGATGGAGCGTCGCCACGGCAGCTTCGCACGTCTTGACACCACGAGGATTCGCCACGTTGACCTGTTCGCGGTCGCGGACAAGGCGGAGAAGCTCGTCGGATCGATGATCGACTCGCCGAACGAAATCCGAGAGTTCACCGGGCAGGACCGCGTTGAGGGCAAGCCCGAGATGGACGAGTACCAGATGACGAAGAACCACGAGCGTGCGCAGGGAGGTGAAAACAATGACGATTCCGAAGGTACCGATGCAGCTGCTGGTGGAGCAGAGTGAGCACAGGGCAGACCTGCACATCTCCGGCGATATCACGAGTGGCGTGATGTTCTGGGGCATGAGGTTTAAGGAGGACGACGACGTTGACTACAACGACGTGGCCGAGGTGCTTGCTGACCTTCCCGACGACATCACGGACATCACCGTGCACATCAACTCCTACGGCGGCGAGGTGGCCCAGGGCGTCGCCATCTACAACGCCCTCAAGGCGCATCCCGCCAAGGTAACCACCGTGTGCGAGGGGTTCGCGTGCTCCATCGCGTCCGTCGTGTTCATGGCGGGGTCCGAGCGCGTCATGCGCGATTCCTCGCTGCTCATGCTGCACAACGCGTCCATGCCGTCGTGCGGGGATGCCAACGCGCACCGCAAGGTCGCGGCAGACCTCGACGTGATCACCGAGCTCTCCAAGACTGCATACCTCAGCCGCGCCACCGAGGCGCTTACGCCCGAGAAGCTCGCAGAGCTCATGGACGCCGAGACCTGGGTCACGCCCGAGCAGGCGCTCGAGTGGGGGCTTGCGACCGCGATCGACGCGCCAGAGGACGATGGTGACGAGCCCACGCAGAGCGCCGGGCGCATCGTGTTCGGCACGCTCGCGGGCATGCCAGAATCCATAACCGAGTCGTTCAACTTCGTCGGCGACTTCGAGCGCCTGTTCACTCAGATGGACGAGCTCAAGCAGCTCAT